CATCTTCGGGGGCGATCTTCAGGCCGACAACGCCAGTATGGCCGTTGCCAAAAATCCCGATTCCCTCAATGCCTCCGAAGTTGCCAGACCAATGAACAATAGTCATGCTATCGTCGTTGGCCTTGATCTTGGTAGATCCCTGCCCATCGCCAACAATGAACACTCCGGCAGTATCGCTATAGGCCGTAGTGACCTGGATCTTGGTCCCGGTCAAGTAAGTACCGGGAGGAAGATACAGCGCCCCGCCGCCCCACGCGATCACGCTATCAACGGCTGCCTGGAGCGAATCAGCGCAGTCAGTAGCCCCGGTGTTGTCCACACCGAACGCCAACACGTTGATCGGGGTGAACGCATCCAACTCGATCATGGCCGCGTGGAGCCTCGACGGCCTCACGAATGTCCCGATCTTGTACTTCAGATCCTGGACGCCAGCTCGCCGCACGGTGTCCTGGGCCTGCGGGGAGCCGACGAACACGGCCAGAGAAATCAATAGGGCGAAAAGGATCTTGACCCAGCGGTTCATCGTCATGCCTCCGGAATGGTGACGGCCCAATTGCGGGTTCTCCAGCGGCGACCAGGACCAGAGCGAGGCGCGTGAACCTTGCCCGATGGTGCCAAGCAAATCGATCCGAGCGTGTGCTTCATTTCGTCGAACATGGCCCTGTACGCGGCGGCCTTCTCGGGGTCAACATCGAAGGTATCGGCCTCGTAGTAGTAGGCCATGGCCCCGGCCAGCACCGCATGATGCGCCCACAGGGGAACGTCCGGCGGGATCTCCTCGCCGATATCGTCAGGCTCGGACCAGTAAAACACCTCAAGGTTGCCGCCTTCGAGCGAGGAGACTAGCGTCCCGTACTCTTGGTCGAACGCGAGTCCGTCATTGGTTTGACGGTCCACGATCACCCCGAATTCCTGGTCGGCATCGGAGATCACGATCCCGAACTCCTGGTCGTACTCGGAAAGGATACCGCTGGTCGACGGGGTCGGATACAGCCCAACGATATTGTTCTCCATGTAGTAGCGTTCCGGCGTACCGGGAGACGCACGCCAATTGGCATCGGCATTATCCAGTACATCGAGCGTGGACCTCGGCAACTGCTGATAATCAAAGGTAACACGGATCACCTGCTGGCAATCGCTGGGCAGTTCGTACTCACCGGTCCCGGCAATGACACGAATCATCCGGCGTTTCTTGACGACCTTGTGGCCGTTCAGATCCCTGATTGCAAGCCCGCAGAACACGGCCAGCATGGACTCGGTAAGGGATCGCTGGCTGAGGCGGTCGTCGCCGACGATCTCATACATCAAGTCGCCGATTTCGCGGTAGTTCATCGCGGACCTCCGCTCATCGGGACCCCGTGCGGGCCTCCGAGCGTGTCGCTCGACCTGTTCCCGCACTCCGCAGTCATGCTCTTGACCCCCTGGAGATAGCGGCTGTACCAGAACTTCCACAAACGGAACTCATCCTGGGCGTAGATCAGCGCCATGACATAAGGAAGCACCACCCGATCCGTGTGCCGCTTGTCAACATCAGTAGCAATGACGGGGCCGCGGACACGCAGCTTCTCGTCAGCACTCTGGTTCTTGCGGTAGATCATCAGGTAGCACTTGGTGGTCCCGGGGCAGCCGAAGATGATGAAATTCTCCGGCTCCCCGGATTCCTGCGGCCAGTTGCACGAAAGTGCATCCAACTCGTCAAACGTGACGGGGAAGAGAACCCCATCGGTGAAGGTAGTGCCGTCCTTCGCGTACAAAACCTCTTTGACCTTGATCAGCGAGGGCGGCAGGACGTAGTAGGAGACGCCAGGGATGAGCGTGACATCCTCCGCACCGACCAGCACCGAGGTTTTCGCCGACACGACAGCAAGCGCCCAGGAGACGTACTTCCCGAGAAGGTCGTCGCTGAAGCGATCCTCGCTGTCGGGCAGGATGGCCCTGATGCGGTCGATCACATCCGATGTCACGCTCATCTGCCGCTCCTACAGCTCGATCAGGAACTTGCCGACGGTGCCGACATCGGCCACCAGCAGCCCGCGCCCGACCTTGTAGAGGAAGGCCGCTCCGGTGGCCCCGGCGTTCGCCAGAACATCCCCAACGCTCATCCCGGTCATCACGCCAGCGTTGAGGACGATGACGATGGAATCGTCCACCGCCAGATCGCCATCGGTCAGACCGTAGTCGCAGACGCCCCCGGTCTGCACCACGGCCTCCTGGCCTGCGGCTTCGGGGCTGTTGAAGCAGACCCCACACCGCTGCGCCAAGGTAGCCGTGGCCGTCGCCGCGACAGCACCGCTGCTGTTCATCGACACCGCCTGGCCACGGGTGATCGCCGCAGAAGCGGGGACCACCATGAACTGCGTATTCAGGAACATGATTCACCTCTCTCTCTGGGCTATTAGCCCGTCAGGCCCGCGGCCAGCGCCGGGGCGATCTGGTGACAGACGGCGTTCTTCTGGAGGTTGGAGCAGGTCAACTGCCCCTCGAAGATGTACTCCGCCCCCCAGGCGTCCTTGCCTGTGATCTTGCCCCACGGGCCGGGCTTCCAGTCCGCGCCGGACAGCACCTTCCACCACCAGAACTTCGTGTTCAGGAAGTAGAGGGCACCCAGGGCGTTCGCGCCGCCCGCCGCCGCCGACTGCGTGCCGGTGTAGGGGTCGGGAACGTAAACGTCCGGGATGACCCGCGCACCGCGCAGCTTGATGTTCTCGAAGCCCATGTCGGCCATGCTGGTGTCGGTGTAGTGCAGCTTGTTGTCGTAGGCCGACTCGATCATGCCGAACGTGGTGTAGTCGCAGATGCCCAGGTCCGGCCCGCCGCCCGCCTTCTTGCTGGCGTCGAGCCACGCCGTGCGCAGGCGCTGCAGGAACGTGGACGCAGGGATGGTCAATCCGCCGCCGCACGGCATCAGCTTGGGCTTCCACAGGGTCGTGGAGTCCAGACCGAGGTAGTTGATGTCCGCGTTCATGCCGGACGCCGCCCCGGTGTAGACCGGCAGTATGATCGGGATCGAACGCAGATCCTTGCCGTCGTTGGCGGAGACGTCGTCGCTGTCGGTGCTGCCGAGCGTCCCGAGATACCACTTGTGCTGCGCGACGGTTTCCGCGAAGGTGTCCACGCACAGCGCCACGCGCTCCTCAAGCAGGCTGAACACCGCAGCCTTGCCCTTGTTGACGCGCTTCTCGTGGCCGGTGACGGAAACGCCGCCACCGTACATGGCCCAATCGTCGAACAGGACCGTGAAGGCGTCCTGCGGGGTCATGTTGATGTCCTCCCAATGGGACATCGACTTGATGTTGTTGGCAAGGGCGGTGCGGATCGAGATGCGGACCTGCTCGCCGCCCTCCACCATCTCCCGCTTCTTCTTGCGCAGGAACATGGTGAGAGCATCCTCGTTCATCACCAATTCCTGCATCTTCCCGCCCTCATGCATCGCATCGAGCGTCGAACTCGCCAGACCGTCAAACGTCTGGTGGCGAATGGTCTGGGCCATGACAGCCCTCCTTTACGGCTTGACGAACTCGCCCCTGGCGCCACGCTGCATGATCTCCGACAGGCTCATCTTCTTGATGCGCTGCGACAAGTCGGCCTTCGCCGTCTTGCTGCGGATCCTGCGGGAGGAGCGGGCACCCACGGCGCGGTCCCTCGAATTATTCTTGTCGCTGCCCACGTTGGCCTTCGCCGCGTTGAACAGCATCTTCTGACCCTTGGAGGTGAACATGACCTCCTGCCACTCGGGATCCGTAGCGAGCAATCGACCGGCTTCCTGCAGGATTTCGGGACTCGCACCCGGCATGGCCGCGATGTTCACGGAGGCTTGCTCCGTCTTCGCCCGCAGGCCAGCCTGCGAACGGATATCATCGACGGGCTTCATGGCGCGGCGAATCTGCCACGCTGTCCGCGCATCGAGAGCTGCTACGATCTCGGCGACCGTACCCTTCTCCGGCACCTCGGGCATCGGGTCGTCGTCCTTGGGGGCGGCGTCCCTCTGCTCAAGCTGCTGGACCTTGCCGCGCAGCTCGGCCAGTTCGCGGTTTTCCGAACCGCGAGCCTCCAGGAGCTTGCGCACCTTCGGCGGGAGGCGGCTGGTGTCACCGGTACGAAGGGCGAGGTCGTAGAGATCGTCGTCTACTTCCTCTTCCTCCTCCAGCTCTTCCTCTTCCTCCTCCAGGTCCTCGTCGTCCAGATCTCCTAGACCCGGATCGTCATCGTCGCGGCTGTCATCGTTGGCCTCGCCATCCATGACGGCTTCGAGGTCGAGGGCATCGCGGTTCTTCATTCCGATCCTTCCGGGGCGTTCGCCCCTTTTCTACAGACGCTTGGCGATCTCGCCGATCTCCTTACCGACTGCCGCCCTGCGCCTCTTCTTACGGTCGTCCTTGATGATGGACGCCGATGCCTTGGTGATCGCGGACCGACGCTCCGACAACGAGGTGTTGCGGGCGACATGATGCGCCTCGTCACGCAACTTGTTGCCGAGGTCGGTCCGCGAATTGATTGCAAGACCCTGCTGCTCTGCGAGGCGCTCGCGCTGCCTTGTGCTGGTGATGACCACGCCGAGTTCATCGTCGTACTGGTTTAGCCCATTCTTGGCGGGGAGATCACCAGTAAACGCCAGAGGGTAGTACACCCGGCGCATGGGCTTCCCGCACGAACAGACCTCGGCGTGGCCAATGATCTCGTTGTGGCCACAGATCACCTCACGGATCCGGCCACAATCACACTCGAAATCGTACCTCACATCGCACCTCCCTGTGCGGACAGCATCTGCGGCAAACTCCCCTGCCCGCTGGCAACGCCCGGCTGGTTGGCCCCCTGTGCCTGCTGGGCTGCGGCCTGCGCTGCGGCGGCAGCCGCCTTCTCGTCGCGGATGCGCTTGGCAATCGTGGAGATTTCCTTGCGCACCTTGCCGTTGGTGATGTTGCAGCGGTCCAGCCACTCCTCAAGCAACGCCTCGCTCTCGGCAAGCCACGAGTACTGGCCCAGCGTTGCCATGACACGCTCAAGTTGCATCTGCTCCATGTCGCTTGAGCGCGGGATCATGTCCTCGATGCGGACCTCGCACTCGACATCGGCGGTGATCCCCGCGGACGACACCTCTTCGCTGAAGGCATCCCCGTCAAGGACGATGGACACCGCGTGCTTCTTGGTCATCGTCCCTTCGATGCAGTCGGTCAGGATCTTGGCAACCTCGGTGACAGCATCCTGCAGGACAGCCCGGATGTCGCCGCTCTTCACCTGCTGGCTGTTGCTGATGATCGTCGCCTCGGTGGCGAGATCGATGCCAGACCCGCCGCGAGAGTTGATCGACTGGCCGGCCACCTCGTCGAATCCCTGCTGAAGCCGGTTGAAGATGGTGATCGAGTCCATCATCATGCCGGGACGCGGGATCGGGGTGACGGCCCCTTCGGGGCCCTGGCCCTCCTCTAGCATGGCACATTCCTGCGGAATGGGCGAGTTCAGGATCGCCAATTGCTTCTCATCGAAGGCCCCGGAGCGGATGATGGCCTTCGGGATGTTGGCTCGACGGGTCGCCATATCGAGTTCGTTGGCCGCGTCCATGGCCTGGGATACGGGGACCAGGTCCGCGTGCAACGGGCGCTGGTAGAACTCCATCTCCTCTTCGTCGAACCGCAGCGTGACGTAGGGAAACCGCTTGATCCACTTCGGGTAATCCTCGACCGACAGAAAGTCGTCGGCCCCCTCGGCCATGTGCAGAATTACCCTGTTCTCGGCATCGTGGATACGGATGACACGGACGGCATCCTCGTCCGGCTCGTCTCCGAAGTCGTAGTCGTCGCCAGCCTCGTCCTGGGCACCTTCGGGCATATCCCCGATGGGTTCATACTTGCGGGTCTGCCCGGACGGAACCAGCCGCTTGATCACGCCGCGATTGAAGCCGTCGTACTTGTCGCTCGCCAGCAGTTCGTCGTAGGGCACCCAATACTCGGCGGCAACGAAGGCATGGTCGTGAAACTCCTCCTCGCCGTCGGGGTCGAATAGTGCCCTGGAAGCAGGGATGTTTTCGATGTACCACCACTCGTCGGTGGGTGCTACCGGCATCTTGCGACCGAAGCGGGACGACTTCACCTTGACGTAGTTCCCGTCGCCATCCTGCAGGAAATTGTCGGTTTCCTCGTCGAAGGCGTACAGGTCGGGCGTCTCATAGCCGTCGCCGAAGTTGGCCTCATGGCCGATGTAGACCACGCCGATGTTGCGGGCCCCGGCCCGCAGGAACCGACGCAGCTTCCTGGAGAACCCGAAGCTGTGTTGGCTGGTGATATAGTTCACCAGGAACTCGGTGACCTGATGAGGATCGATCTGCCTGCCGTCCTGCGTGGTGAACGGGTTGCTGGCGGATCCGGGGCGGGCTTTCATCGTGATGCGCGGGGACTTGTACGAGATATTCGCCAGCAGCGTGCGCTCGAAGGCTCGGCAGCGGTTGATCCGCACTTCGTCGATGTTGTGATCGGACAGCTTGTACCCGTCCATCGACAGGTACTTCTTGATCTCGCGCCACATCTTCATTTGGCGCGCACGCTTGTTGATCGACCGGTTGATGAGTTTGCGCCACCGATCGTGATCGCTCGACTCCTTGCCGTGCGGGTCCATCATCAGGTTATCGTAGGCGGAGATCATCGCGCTTCCTCTCGAATACGAAAACCACCAGTTCGTGGTGACCTCCGATACGGCAGAACGGCTTCATGTCGCATCTCGGACCGTCCAGTTTCTCGCTGTACGAGACCACCCTCGCGCTACAGGCCGCGCCGGAACGGGTCGCCCCTGGCCGCAGCCTGCCGCTTTGCCTTTGCATACGCCCACGTCCCCGGTTGCGGCTTGTGGCTCTGCATCCCGAAACTCGGGCGCAGCGTATCGAAGAAGTAGGCCCAGGCGTCGAACTCGTCGCCTCCGCGATGCCTGATTTTCGCGGACCTGATAGTGTCGTTGCCGGATGTGCGGAACCGCTCGTCCCACACCCGCGTTTGGATCGACTGCCACAGCAACGAACACTTCGTGCTGACGAACGCCTTCGGGTGGTACGGGTCCTCCCAGAGGTCGGCGAGCAGCAGCGCGGCCACACGGACATCGGCAGACGGCGCGCCCTTGTTGCTGCGGATCAGGCTACCGCCTCCCCACAGGCGCATCTCCTTCTCCATCATCGACGCGAGGGACAGCACGCTGTTCCCTTGCTGCTGCGTTTCATGCCAGAGCGCACCGTCCGCAACGATGCGGCCCTGGATCTCCTGCCAGTACGGGCATGAGCGGGCGATATCCGCGATGAACCGCTTATAGCGGGCGCGCTCCTCGACAGCCCCGTATTCCCAGATCGCCTTGGTGTGCCAGATTCCCTGGTCGCGCCACGCCTTGCTGACGACGATATACGCCTTGTCGTGCAGGCCGTAGTCGAGTCCGGCACCGACCCAGCACTTCTTGTCCTCGGCGATAGTGTCCGGCGCGCAGAGGATCGGATGCGACTCGTTGATCCTGGCAAAGACCTTCAGGCCCGGTTGCACCCGGTAGTTGCACTCCATCTCCTGCTGCCAGTCGTCGGAATCGGGGCCGCCCATCTTGTCGCTCGCCCGCTTGAACCACTCCGCGCCGCTGCGCTCCGGGTCCTTGTCGGGATCCGCGTAGTATCGCAACTGCAGGACTCCGACCGACCCGATGCGATAGAACTTCATGCCATGGGGCAACCACTCGTTTTCGGGGTACTGGTCGTAGTCGGGATCCTTCCCGTCGGCGTAGCCCGGATAGTCCTTGATGAAGTCGCAGAACTCGCCGTGGTTCGCCGACGAGGCGCAGACGATCTTCTGGGCGCAGGGCAGCGCAGCCTTGAAACTCTCGCGCCACTTCTGCTGAAATGCGGACTCGTCGTTGATGAACACGGTCGGCACGTTCTTGCGGACGTGGCGCGAAAAACCGGGGATGCCCTTGATTACCGAGTCGTTCTTGTAGGTCATGCGGTTGAACATGATCCCATCGGTCGAAGCGATCCTCGGATCGATCAGCCAGTCCGCAGGAGTCTCGTCCGGGTTGGTCAGGTTCAGCTCGATGAACGTGCAGCGGGCGGCCTGCGGATCGTTCTCGCCCTTGGATACGAAATCCGCAGCATCGTCCTCGCTGGTGCATTGCCACAGCACCTTGCGCTTCGAGGCCGTGCGAGGGATCCAGGTGGCAATAGCCGCCATGATCCACGAGAAGATGACCTGCCTGCTCTTGTCCACCAGCAGCACGTCCTCGCGCAGGATCATCAGCACGGAGTATAGGATGTATGCCTTGATCGTGCCGTCCGGGTTGCGGGGCAAGGGCTTCACGGGGTTGACCGGATCATGCTCGTCGAACGTGCGGACATACTTCAGGTACTCCCAGACGCCGGAGTCGGCGTAGTTG